GACATTGAACCTTGCCAGTTCGACATCACAAAACCGGCGGACTGTGACCGGGATTTGGCCCGGTCTACCCTACCTATATCTACCTGCTATCACCCCCCTTGAGTACCGCTGAAATAGTCCGGGCAATGCTGCTGATTGCCTTGCGTTGTGTTTTGTACGTTGCGCCTATGGCGGAAGATGCGACGTTGCGCGAGTCCATTTCAGGCGCAAGTGTGATACCGTCAAGAATCACTGTACGCTCGGGCGTTAGGTAACGTGCCATAGGAACGGTTTCCCCTTCACGCCGGTTATGAAGTAGGGATGTGGGGATACTGGTAGATCCGCCCGCGTGCTCCCGATGCAAGCCCGTTGGGACGTGACCGGGGACAGTAACGGCATGATGAAGCGCCACCTTGACGACGCTATGTCCGATATAGCGCGTTGGTGCCTGTGCGGTCTTGTGGCGTGCGTTGCGAGATTCGCGGCTCATGACAGTCTCACCGCGTCAAGGTAACGCACTGACAAGGGCGGGAGCACAATCCACCCGGTAGCGCGTCCAATGTTACAAGGTATGCGTTTCATGGTGTCAATGTACATTCGTCAACTAAGGATGTCAAGAGTTTTCAATCAACTATTTTTGATCCGATGAAAATAAATGTGTACGCCAAAGTAGGCTAGTTGGCATGACGATTGCAATAGAGCACAGACTATGCCAAACCCGAAAACAATTCGCGCCAGGAGCCATGGAAGAAGATGTGTACCTGCAACCGCTATTCAGTAAAATAGGGTTGACGAATTTAATATTTATTCTAAATACCACGCCCCCTAATTTTCATAGGGGGTTTTATCGTTTCCAATAAAAATTTATTTTATTTTCTAGAGAGCGCCCTCGACCCGATAGATAACAATCTCCCAATCTTCCGGATAGAATTTATCAGCTAATACCTTCCCCTGGTTGTCACTGAATGGGCCACAGCCTTCTATCCATTTGAAACTGGGTGGGATGTTGTAGACCTTACCTTTGGTAGAGAGGGTAGGCTTCGGCCCGCGCCGATAAGCGAACTTGCGATTCTTGAAAAACAGGCCCGATGGCTTGTGTCTAAACTTATAGAAGTTCATTAGCTAATCACCCTCCCTCAGATCGCACACACCTTCAGCGCCGTTATCTAAAGCCCGATCCATGGCAGCATCCAGAAGAACCGTAACCGGGGTGGTGCCGTCCTCTGCTTCTTCTTTCAAAGCAGTAGCCACCTCTTTAGCAAACACCAGTTCATCTTCTATCGTGTAGACCGCCCGGTAATCCCCGTCCGAATCATTCCAGGGTTTCGCTAAGGTGCTTTCAGTAAACGCGAATGCTAAAGTATCTATGCCGATAGAAATAACGAGCTTACCTCTCACAACCTCTACCTTAAGCTGCTGGTCTGAAGGCTTCATCTTCTTGGATCGCTTTGCTATTTGTTGCATAAATATTTTAGATCTCTCAGGAGCCCTCATCTTAATGGATGCTTTCTTCTACCGGATAGAGACCGTGTGTTTCGAAGTCTCCCACGCAGGAGAGTAGGATCATCTTGCCCTTCTTGGTTACCAGCCCATAGTAGTAGTCTTCCTCGGTGTGTACCAGCCCGAAAAAGATATAAGTTTTATTGGTGACCGCGCTGTGGTACTCGTTACCTATGAGTGGTTCGCACTCTGCTACCAGATCCCGCCAGTTACCTTTACAGATGCAGTCTTTATCCTTATCTTCTTTGAGAGCTTTGATAGTGCCCATAAGGTTGGTAGCCCTTTCCCGCTCGATTTCTAAAGCAGAGTCTCTTACCATGACACTCTGCTTTAGAGTTTCAATATCTTCGCCCCGGTGGGCCAACTCTTCCTGCATTGAAATGTATTCCCCGCGCAGCTTCGCGTTTTCTTCTTCAGAGTCGGTTAACTTCTTAAGCCTCATGGTGCAGCAGGATTCCTCAATCAGCAGTCGCTCCTTCCAAGAGTCTATCTCCGCCTTGAGAAGCTTTACTTCAGCCTTCCAAGAGTCTGCTACCGTTTTATCGTACCCGGCCCGGATTCTCATGTGCATATCTGCCTCACGTTCTTCTAGCTTACTCTGTAGTTCACCTAAATTTGCAAGAGCATTGCGCTTACCTTGTTCCAAGCTACACGCATAATCGGTGACGTTAGTAAGCTGAGCACGAAGGATATCAATAGCGCTCTGTTGGCGGTCTGATTCCGGCCTCCACGTCTCTTCGATCTGCTTTGTGAGGCTGGCCACCTCCTCGCGCAGCATAGTCCTTTCATCGCAGGCCGGGCACGTCATCCTGTCAGATTCCAGACCTCGCACCAGGGCCGTTAGACTTTCATGCTCTGCCACTAGTTCATCAATAACCTGCTCAGCGGCCTGTATCATCTTACCCCAGGCGGTATAATCCAAGACCTCAGGTTGAAGGTTTAGGAAAAATGTTTGGTAAACCTGCTTAATACGTTCCAGTGCTGTCATTTGGACCTCCCGATTTTCTTAAACCAATTAGTTATCTCTTCCCAGTAGTAGCTAGCAGCGTACGCCCCTATCAAAACTACTGACCAGATGGCTGTTGCAGCTAAAATGATAAACCACATTATTACCTCCCGCAATCTGCAACTTGTTGCATAATTATAAAACTCCAACAGGGTCACTCGGAGGGGCCGGGGTGTCCCATTCTCTATCAACATCTTGCTTAGGTACGATTGCCATACAGGCCGGGGAGCCGCTTGAGGGTCTCAGTATCATAGGTAGCGCTGGGTGACTGAGCCGCATACTGCAATCGGGCTCTCCGCGCTTCTTACAGTCGTGGCATCTTAGATCAGAACGAAGATACTTAACAGCCTCTGGGTGAGCTTTAACGTCAAAGTTATCACCGCCGCTGACCGGGTCGGCGTAATGCGTCACCGGCCAGTCTCTGGGGTCCCATCTCCAAATGTACTGGGGTACGCCACTTGGACCAACCTCTTGCGGCACCGGCCTACGCATACGACTTTCAGCCGCCCCGTTCCATAACTCTTCTGATAGTGGTTTCACTTGATGCCCTCCCCGAATTCCAACTTAGTTCCACCTGTGTAAGGTAGAGCGTATTTCTCGGCTATAAGAATGGTAGCTAGATCCTTACACCCGCGATCCCCGCTTTCGTAAGTCTTGCAGTTGAAAGAAATGTCGGCCAGGATGCGGAAATACTTATCTCTACGAAGATTACAAAGTAGTACTGTGCTACCCGCCGGAATTAAGGCTTCTACCTTCGCCTTGGCCACTTCACCGCCCTCACCAATTTCTCTGGTATCAATTCCGTAGACCCTAACGCCTACTCCATCACCTATGAGGGCAGGCCACTGATTAATGTTAACGGTGATAGTATCTCCATCATAAACCCTGACAACCTTAGCCTCAACGTTACCGTAGGTTTTCGTCCCGGCCTGGGCGTGGGCCAAGGGTAAAACCGCCAGTAACAGGGCAACTGCTACCGCTCTAGTAGACCTAACCATTACGGGCATCCTTGGCTAGTAGCCTATCTATATCGTCTAAGTAGAGGACTGGTTCCATGCGGCTCATCATGAGAGTGTGTATCTCGCGTAGTAGTTCAGCTCTAATCTGTCGCCGGGACTCTTCCCAGGGCTGTACCCCAAATACTGGTTCGTAAGTAGTAGCCATAAATTGACGAGGGCACCCCGCAGAGTTTGATTCATGTTCATGCGACCCACAAATACTGCATCTCATAGATTAGCCCCTCTTTGCTTTCTTAGATCCACGGGTTTGCGTTGGATACCGGCCCGGGTTACAATCAAACCTATGTCACTCTTGGAGGCTTGGTGCCTGCCCGCCAAGGTATCATAAGTTAACCCCGCCGCATACTCTTTTAGTATCTGAGGCTCTAATTGTCTCAGTCTGGCAGATATTACTTTCAAAGGCCCCGACCGTCCTTGGTTTCAATGTCTCCATTAGGGGCACCCGCAGGGTGTGAGTTACCGCAACACGTTACAGTGTAATAGGGCTCTACTGGCGGGTACGTAAATGTGATAGGGTAGTACACATACCCATTCTTGAGAGCGGCTATTTCTAAGTGTAATCGTTCGATTTCCTTATCAGCACGAGCTAGCTGTGACTCATAAACTTTAGACATGGCTGCATCTGCCTCCAGTTCTACGAGTTCGCGCAGGAGTGCCTGCTGATTTTCATAGTGCTCACGCTTGAGATTCTCGATAACTTTCTCAGCAGCGTACACTAAATTCCAGCTATAAGCCTCAGCAGGGTAGACCGCCGAAAGATTGAGCGGCGTTCTACCAGTCATTACCTCTTTATACTTCTGCTGAATAAGTTCTCGGGCAGTGCTTACGTTTACCATATGCTTTTCTCCTTGATTGAACCTGATTCTGAAGTCCTTACATACTTGACAGGCACACATAGCCCCGCTAAAACTTCCTGGCGCAGCCGGTGTATTGATGTGTACGGTATTGAGCATCACCATGCTACAGATTCTCGCTCAAGGTATCGATAGCCTCTTCCAGAGCTTCAACTCCGCGCTCGGTGGATTCGAGAACGTCTTCTAGTTCACTATAGATTGCCCGCAGCGAGTCGCGGTGTTTGGCAATCTCGTCCTTATGAAACTTGATACTCTCTACGATGTCTCTTTTCTGTTTCTTAGTCATAGTGTCTCCCATTTATGCAACATTGTAGCACAATTATTTCTTCTTACCCCAGAATTCATACTCTTCCAGAGCGTTACCTAGAACTCCGGCCAGGGCTTGAATCCTTTTAGTATATTGGGCGCGGGGACCGTAGTACTCCCCGCTATCTAGCGCGTCAGTTACTAAGCTTCTGAGAGTCTCGACCTGCGTCACTGTTAGGGTAAGTTTCATCATATTTCCTTTTTGATCTCAATAAAACAATCCACCTCATATAGCTGCTTAGCAAACTCTTTCTCCATTGTGTGCCTCATAGCCCTGTACGCCATCTCTTCTGTAGAGAACAGACTCCGAGAGCCTCTAGAAGAGATGCCATAACCCGTCCTTCTTTTTTCAGGAGTAGGGTACTCTCCGTCCCCGGTAGCGGTGCTCTCACTCCAGGCTTTAAAGACTCTCTGAGAATGCTCATTGAAATCCCAGCCTGTTATGTGCCCACCCACACCAGAGATTGGTGTAGTCACATCTCTAAGAACCGGCGCGGTCCACCGTAAAGCAGCCTTGATCTCTGCTGCTCTAATTCGTGAGGTAACCTCTGCTAACTCTTTCTTAGTCATCGCCATTGTTCAGTATCCTTCCAATAATCTTGATAGAATTTAACTTGTTCCTCTAGTAAAATGGGCTTCTCGTTAAGAAGCCGCCAGAAAGAAGTAAGAATAATACCAGACATATCGTCGGCATGGTAGATACCAATGGTGTTGAACCACAGGGCCAGCCGGGAGCCTGACCATAGGCCCCACCTATTTCTTAGTTGCATACCGATACTGAAATGATAACTGGCCATGGCCTTTTCAGGCGAGGCAGCCCTATCGGCAAGGGTTTTGGCAGGTAGTAGCAACTTAAGATGTTCGAAACAGTCGTCTAAATCTACAGGAATGTAATCTAGCTCGCCTAATTGTGCCACTTGTTGCATAATTCTCCCCCAGAATTCACTGAATTTACCAAATTTCTAGCGGTTTCTGGTGTGAAACTGGCACTTTTCGGTGCAATTCTTGGGTACTTTTACCGGATTTAGTTGGCAAAATCCCGTAGATCCGTCCTTCGACCAGCCATTCATGCACCAAATACCCCGGTCTTCCTCGTAAAATCACAAGATTTACAGGTCTTTTCCATCAAAACGTCCCTTTTCTATAGCAATAATGACCAATTCCCCAGCACCTGAAGCCCGTAAAGCGTACTGATATCGCCTAATTTTAGCCTGTAGTACGGCCTCTTTTGAGGCAGAAACTCCTAAAAGCCTGCAATTTTCTAGGCTTTCTTCGGTAAGTGCTGTTAAAAGCTCTCTAAATTTAGAAGCGTCAGCGGTTAGCCTATCAATAACAGACTCCGCAGCTAGCAATCTCGTGAGCCTCTCAGTACCAAACCTGAGTAGCCGTTCGTACTCGGCGGTAATTAGTTCCTGGGCGGTGTTAAGTGGCAAATCTGCGCTGGTAAGCAGTTCTGTGCAGACCGGGCAGTCCCCGGACATATCACTGATACCACAGTGGACTCCGAGATTCTCATGTGGGTCTTTATGCGGGCATGGGTTACATTTAGCAGACAGCGGATCATACTTATAACACCCGTTCATCATCGAATCAACTCCACCAAGTCAGCGAAATAGTTAGCTACCTCGGAGAAGCCTCCCGAGTGCCCCATATCATAGGCTTTGCTATATAATAGATCTAACTTATGGTTACCGGTAACCCCATATTCGCTAGCGAGGTGGGCTTTCTGCTCAATTCGTAGCCAGTGGTCAGTATTCTGGCGAGCTAAGTTTTCTGTCCGGTGCATTTCACGCATCTTTAATCTGTTTTCCAGGCTAACCATTAAACCTCCCTGAGTTTAGATAGAATGTCTCTGGCAAAGGCATGAACATCTAGGTATTGGTGGTCGTATCTGAGAAGCGCCTGATTGATAACCTTCTCAACCCTATCAAGAGTGGCGATAACCACACCAGCGTCTTGGGCGGTATAGATTCTCCTGTCGCCCTGGCTCTTGGGTTCTAAGTCTCCAGAACGCGGAGCTACCGGGGAAGCCTCTAGTGGATTCTGAACTTTATAAGCCTTCATTCTTCGTTATCTCCGCAACCAATACAACACTGGGATTGGCGGGCGGTAAGCGGAATCAAGGTCTCTAGTTTGTCAGCAACGTGAATAGCTATAAACTCTATCTGACGAAGATCAAAGAAGTTATTAAGTTCAAGTTCACCGCAGTCCTCCTCGTAGGAGGATTGGTAAACTCGACAGGAAAGAAGAGTCTCTTCGATAACATCTTTAAGATTGCTCATGTTTTGGCACCAGCATTTCGCGGGAACAGTCGATAATAGACGTGCCCAAGAGCGCCGCCATTTCCGCAGGTATTACAAAGGACTTCTGAGTAAGACCGCTATGTAGAACTACCTCCAGCAAACCTAGCCCGTCACGGTCTGGCCCTATGGCGTAGAACTCTTCGGAGTGTTCTTCGGAGTGTTCTTCGAATATTTTGCGGTGGATTTCCGTGCTGTACCTTTCTTCGGCCATGTGTCTCCTTTGCAGGTAAAGTACGTTCTAATAGCCAGCCTAACGAGTTGAGCACATTTACAATCTTGCCTTACCGCTTCCGTCTCTAACTGCTCACGCTCTTCTTTAGTAAACCTGACCGTCATTCCTTCAGTTCGTTTCACCAGCCGCACCTCCTTTTCAATTCAAGTATAGTAACACAATGCGTTCTATTAAGCAAGAACAAAAAACCGGCGGGCCAAAGCCGCGCCGGTTTGTGCAACAAGTTGCACTACTCGCAGATTTCTATATTAGGATAATGGTCGCTCCCCAGATGGATCTCTTTTATGTTTTGGACAATCCCGTCTCTCACAACTAGCTCTAAGTACCCAAGGACTGCCGGGGCGTAGCCCGCCGCTTCAGAGTAGGTGGTGGCCCCAATTACCGCAGATTTTAGGAAGCTACCGGAGGACCCATAGTATCGTAATGAAGGGTCAATGTAGTCACCCTGCTGAACAATCCGGGTATACTTGGCCTGGAGTTGAACACCATCGTCAGTAATATAGAGTTCTCGTTCTGGGGGTACTACGAGTAGCTTATGGCTGTGACCAGCACACATGATCGAACAATCACCGGCCAAGTGCTGCAACCTCCGTTTAAGAGATAGCTGCATATTGGAACGCCGACGCACCGGATCGTCAGCGGTACTATTCACCGTCAGTCTACCATGGGTGGAGAAGATCTTATATAAAGGGGTCCCGGTTTTATCGCGGACGGTAGTCTTGGCAGAGTACCCGCCGTAGGGCACTGTTAGTTCGTGGCAGAGATCCCGCATGAAGTCGCCAAGCTTAAACAACTTTGCTTCATGGTTACCGAAATGGGAGGTGATAATCTTTTTCCTGACAGGCATGAGTTCTTCTTTGAGCTGGTGAAGCTGTTGCATGAAAAACTTGCCCAGCCCGTGAATCTCTATTTCGAATCTCTTGTCATCGATTAGGATACACTCTAGCAGATCACCCATGAGGAGCAAGTATAGATCTTTTTCTTTACGAACACGCTCTAGAAGAGTTTTCCAGCCTTTACTGTGGAAGGCTATACTTCCTTGGTGAGTGTCCCCGGCAAATGCAATACGGTGAGACTTAGGTAAATCTACGGTGACTAACTCCATTAGCGCCTCCTAGGCTTAGGTTGGTCGGACCTTGACAACAGTTTAAACATTTGGTCTTTCCGGAGTCCATTTCTTTCACTAGTGGGTTTCTGCATCGCGTACATAGCCCTGCCTCTAAGCACCTGGCCCTCCGTTTCTTATCATATCGAACATCTCCGTTGTGTCGTTTTATCCGACACGCCTGACACCGGTTAAACGAGGTAGGTGACCCGCATTTTATACAGTGCCCTTTGGCGGCTCGCCCCTGGTACAGCTTCCGGTGGCGCTCAGCATCTCGTTTTTTAGTTTCGGTACTTTTCATAGAGTCATTATACCCTCAGGATTGTGGGTTTATCAAGCCCTTGTCTTTTGTCCCATCTTCATTGTTAAATTCTAAGTAAGGAGGGCGGGCATTTATGGCACTACTTAATAAAAAGTACTGGGGAAAAATAAAACCAGGGATGAAGCTACGTGGGGTTAAGCTTCACATCCTTCCCGGGGAGTTTACTTGGGTGGCAACAGAGATGGTTAATATTGCTTGGAGGCATGACCCTCCCCGACTAGAAAGAGCTTTACGGGCCGGTGAGATTGTGAAGACGGTTAGCAAAGACGAGTCGGTTTACGCGGCTACCGTTATGGTAGACATCTACCGCCGTTCTGAGAACTTCTGTATGCGAGACATCCGTCAAGACTTTGACCTGCCGGTTAGTTCTACTTGTACTCGTATGCGGGATCTGATTCTCTACGGATCAGGAGATAAACCCAGCGGGCGATGGAATGCCAGGATCAGAGGTAAGAGTACCGGCCCGGTAGTTTTTCAGAAACAATGCACCGAAGAAGAAGCAAATACTATACAGCTAGCTAACCTACTAGCTGCCCACGAACTAGGTGAAGTCGTTAACTGGAAAGAGGAACTTCCTAAGCTAGAGGCGGGGAGTTCTAAGTTGTTAACTAAGGCTAAGAAGCTAGCGAAGGAGAAGCGCCCATGAATGAAGATACTGTTGAAACCGCCACCACAGTTACTGACCCAGAGCTTCCTACACTTAAGATTGATCTTGAAGACCCCAGCACGCTTGAGGCTATTGCCCGGGTAGCGCACCAGATCTCACTCAGGTACCGTAACGGGTTTACTCTGGTTGGCGTATCCGGCGAAGCTGGAGAAACCTACTTCAAAGCACTTTCGGCTGCGCTGTTGGCTTTTAAGTGCCGCCACACGACAACAATGCTGGAAGCTCGGGTGCTTGCTTTCAAGGGCAAGCCCGCTACTGTAGTTATCAACAACCCCTCGCCCCACCTTTTCAGGAAACGCCCCACGGTCCTTGCGGTAGCTGATCTCACGGATGAGACTGCGAAGGATGTTGTCTACTTCGGTAACTGGCTAATGGCGAAGGGCGTGAAGAAGCTAGAAGTTTCTACGTACCGGCGCGTAGGGCCTGTTCCTAAATGGTTTAATCCAGATTACATTGCCTTTCTGGAGGAGGTCCCACCGGAAGCTATTGCATTGCAGGATATGCCTGAGGCACAGTCCCTTTAGACATTGTGCAACTTGTTGCACAGCACAACAATAACAGGAGGGTTACACCTTGATGAATACTCCAGATCGAGACATGGGCACTACGGCTACTGAAGTAACTGTACTTGCTAACGGTGCAGCAATCTCACCCCTTCCCCGGTTTGACGGGGCACGGCACCTCCAGTACGGCGCGGTAACCAGTACCATTGCGAACGGCGTAGACACTGTGACTCTTTCGCTTAAGGATATTAGCCCCCTTGGTGAAGGAAACTGTGTTGCTCTTAACGGTGAGGTGATCCTCGCCTGGGGCGTGAACGGTGCGGAAACTCTCGGTATCGCTATCACGACCAAGGGCGTTCGTACCTACACTGTTACCGGGGCACTCCCCACTACCAGTGATGTTTGGGCCGCTGATGTTGCTCTCGCCGCCTTCGACACCGCTGTTGCTTGGGGTGCTTATGGTAGCGAAAACTATTGGGACATTGTTGTCAGCACCCCTACAGACGCAGACGGCGGGACCGTCACCGTTATCGATCATATTCGTGGGACCTCGCACGCTGCAACTCTGACGAAGACCGGTATTGGCCCTCTCACACTGTATGCGGGCTGGCCCCCGGCTACCCTGCGGGCTCTAATCCCCTTCTGCTTTGGTTGCGCCCTGGCCGCATACTCTCCCATCGCTATTACTCTGGTTGACGCCAGCATCGCTGCCGGGGACTACTCAACGGTCAATGCCGCAGTCGGGGCTCTCGCTACTACGGATCTAACCACCGGAGAGACCATCACCTACACGCTAGTTGCAGGGGTCGGTGCTACCGACAACGCTAGCTATGCTATTAGCGGTGCTAATCTTATGGCTAATGCGATCCTTACCGCAGGCACGGATACCGTTCGCGTTCGTGCTACCAGCTCCACGGGCCGGTACGCTGAGCGGCAGTTCGTTATCACTACCACCGCCTAAGATCTGACTGAATAAGGAGGGTCGGGGAAACTCGGCCCTCCTGTAAGGAGCATCTATGGAATGGCGAGTCATTGACGTACCAGATGAAGGGTTTGTGCTAGTTAGTAGTATTGGCATCTCTATCAAAGTAAGACCTGACCTGTCTGGGAACTTTAGTGTCGATGGCACTGGTAAAATTTTCGACTTCGAGGATGCTTGGGATCTCATTCAAGGTGCTGAATTTCTAAAACAACTTATCACGGAACGCTCGGAAGATGCCGTCTAATGGCCACCGCTACTACGACGATACCTATAACTGAAGACGGAACCAGATGCTGGGACGGTGATATGTCAGGTGTAACCCAAGAGCAGTGTGAGCGTTCACAGAAGCAATGTCGGGATGGGGTAAATTCTCACATCGAAGCTACCGTAGCTACTAGCCTGTCCCCGCTAATGTCCCAACTGGCACGGATAGAAACACATAGTGAAAATGCAGCTCGACAGCTCGAAGGTTTGGTTACTTTAAACAACCGTGTTTCTGAGTTAGAGAAGTGGAAAGCCCGGCTTAATGGTCACGCGCAAGCTCTGGCGGACTCTCAAAGTGGTGCCTTACAGATGCAGGAGATTAGAAATCATATTCAGGAAGCTCTCCAAGAGGCTGTGGTGAAGGTTAGCCTTAAGACTAGAAAAACAGACTATAAGTGGTGGACTGATCTTAAGGTAGTGGGTGCTGTGCTGGCGGCTATCGGTGTTTTTGGGGCAACCCTTATCATATTAGCAGCTTATGCAGGCCCAACGGCGTTAGAATCTCTACCATGGTATAAACGAACTACTACAGTTACTACCACGTTTCCGACCCCAGGGACAACGGTTACGAATACTACAAGTGCCACAAGCGACACTAAACCTCCCAGCGCGACATCGAGATAACCCATGAATACTAAAATTGTATTCTTCAAGTACCGTAAGAGGGGCTTCTATGGCTGGCTGGTGCGGTTTCTCACCGGACTACCTTACTATCATGTTGGTATTCTTCGAGAGGATACCCAGCGCTACTACGAAATGGGGTCTGGGTGGCACCGCCATAGCTGGGCTGAGCGGTTAGCCGTTTGTGAGAAAACCAGCAGTGACCCTGTCCTTATCGATGCCCCGGTAGAGGTGGCGCATGAGCACCTTGATGCTGACATTTCCCTCGACGTTCTTGACCCCAATAGCACTTACGGACTCCTAGATTACGCTAGTTTTCTTCTGCGGAAGTTTGGAATCAAGGTTAAGGATTTACCGGGGGTTATTTGTTCAGAGAAAGTATGGGACTTGCTTCTTAAGTCTGAGTGGGGCGAGTCGCATGGCACATCCACGCCTTCTCCTGCTGACCTTTTCCGGGCAGTTACTAATCGCAGTAAATAGGAGGTAGCTACGATGGCGTTTCCAATTCTGGCGGTATTCAAAATACTCGGGGCGATAGGCGGCTTAAATCTCGTATCTAAAACCTTGACTAATCTCGCGGCAGGTACTAAGAATAAGATTGACGATGCGGTTGTTTTAGCAATCGTTACTGCGGCTAAGCTGGTCGGCGGTTCCTCGGTGAAGATCAAGGCGGCTACCGAGGCTATCAATGCACTCCAAAAAGAGTATTCAGATCTGAAGGCTACTGACCCTGCAAAGCTGGAAGAGCTTAAGAAACCTAGCTCTGAGGATGTTACCCTAGGTATCTAATGCCGAAACGAAAGTTTAAACCTCAGGTAAAGCTGAAGGGCACTGACCTTATAGGGGGCCCCGACCCAAAGCGTAAGAAGACCGACTTGGAACTTCTTAAGCCTAGGGCTGTCTTCCGTAAGAACCGCAAGTATAGCCCTGCCATGATTGAAACAGCTCTGCGTCGTAGTCGGGGGATGGTCTCCCGTGCCGCGAAGCGCCTGGGGTGTAAGGAAGAAACTATTCGCAAGTACATCAAAGACTACCCTGTCCTCGAACAGGTTCTATGGGAAATCCGCGAGGCCACGGTAGATGCCGTGGAGGACACCCTATATGATCAGGCTGTAAATAAGAACAACACTACCGCTGCTATCTTTTTAGCTAAGTGTTTTGGCAAACACCGTGGCTTTGTGGATCAGCCCCAGCTTAATTTACATGCACACGCTAACGCCGAAGGTATGTCTTGGTTAGATATCTTAAAAGAAGTTGCTCCGCAGCTACAAGCTCAACAGCAGCAGAAGTTAATCGACGTAACCTTAGTGGTGCCTGATGGCGAAACCGAGTAAACCGGGGTTCAATAAGTTAGATCTTATCCTTCGTGGGCGTACAGACCCTGTATGGTTCATCGAGGAGGTTCTTGGTAAGAAGCTTTGGTGGAAGCAAAAAGAAATATGTGAAGCGATAGTGCTTGGGCAGCACCGAAGGATAGCTATACCTAGTATCTTCGCAGCGGGGAAGACCGCGATACTTTCGTGGATTGCCCTATGGTGGGCCTACACACATATTAACTCTAAGGTAATAACTACCAGCCCAAGCTCGCGTCAGGTGCGCGATCAAATATGGGGTGAGATTAGGGAAGCCCATGCCTCCTCCAGATTCCCCTTAGGAGGGGAGTGCTTAACTACAGACTTGAAGATTGGCCCCAACTGGTACGCCACAGGATTTGCCACTAAAACTGATGCAGGCGGCGACCGCTTCACCGGGTACCACAGCCCTGACCAGCTTCTACTATTTGACCAGTCCTGCGGTATCGCCCCGCAGATCTGGGACGCTGGAGAGGGTGTCGTCAACACGGAGGGTAGCGTTTGGATTGCAGCCTCGAACACTGTTGACGACCAGAGTGAGTTTGCCAATATCTGTATCCCTGGCCGGAAAACTAATCACGGCAAGTGGCATGTAATACCGATTAAAGCCGAAGACACTCCTAACGTCAAAGCTGGGAAAAATGTTATTCCCGGTATTATGGCCCACGACTTCATTGAAACCGCTAAGAAAATGTGGCGCATTGGTGACCCGATGTGGAAGGTCCACGTTGAGGCCCAGTTTGTAGAAGCCGGGGCTATGACAGTGCTCCACCCCTCTATGATCAATGAACTACTTAACTCCCCAGAAGAAGGGGGTAATAGAGTTGAGCCGGACCTGGACAATATCACCATTGGTGTAGACATTGGTGACGAGGGTATGGACCCCTCCGTTGCTACAGTGGCTTTTGGTGGGAAGCTGGCGTGGATAGAGGCCGTTTATGGGAACAAGGCTGTCGAGGTAGCTAACTTCGTAGAAGATATGTACAAACGAGTGGTTGAATTGACTGGGAAACAGCCGGTGGCTATTTATACAGATGCTATCGGCGCTGGCGGCGGTGCTACAGATATACTTGAAGATCGGGAGCTGCCAGTTATCGGCATCAAGGCCAGCAGAAGTTCGGTTGATAACGAAACCTACTTAAACCATCGCGCAGAGGTATCCTTTACCTTTCGGGATCTAGCCCAGGCACGAGCAATATCTCTCCACCCTCTTTACTTCACAGACCCGGAACTTCTGCGTAAGCTACGTGAGGATATGGGTATCCGTTATGGGTTTGCTCAAGGTTCCAATAAAGTAAGAATTGAGGATAAGAAGCTATTTCGTAACAGGATGAAGCGCTCCCCTGACCAATGGGATAGTGTGATCTTGGCGTTTGCTGAGACTGGCAATATGCCCGGGATTTCCGCGCTCCAAGGGGTCTACCCCGAGGACCGGCCCCAGTCTAGGGTTGGGCAAATCTCCAAACTTGACACCTCAGAAATCGCGGTCGGTATCAGAAATATGCAACAGGCCTTTGCAAGAGGGGATATTGATGAGTCAGACTCTTTCCCTGAGCGCACTATTGACTACTAGGTAAGGAGACTTATATGGCGGCTGCTGGGGAAATACTAGACTCTATTACAGATGCAATCCCGAATTCTTATAATGAACGGGTTAGGAAGTTTAGCGTTAACGATGCCTACCGTACTGTCTCGTGGGTCTTCTCAGCTATCAACCTTATCGGGGATAGCACGTCTGGTATCGAGTTTTTCTTTAGTCGTAAGGACGCCAACGGTAAACTCGTAAGACTGGAAGATGTTAAAGAGCCAGCAGTTTATTGCTTTTATCCACCGCTTTGGCCTGAAATCCCTACCATATCTGAGATGATTAAGATGCACGTTATTGATATGGGGCTGTACGGCGAAGCCTTTATGAGAGTGGTTAAGAAGGGCAAGTTTCCAGTAGAGATTAATGTAATACACCCGCCCTCTATATCCCCTATCACTTCTGCCGATGGCAAAAAGCTAGTTGCGTGGAAGGTGAAAACCACCACTCCTGGTGGTCAAACCATTGAAGAGAATGTACCGGCAGAGCAGATCATTCAATGGAAGTACACTAACCCCTATTCCCGATTCCGTGGACTTGCACCATTAACCTCTGCGCGGCTTGCCATTGAGCAGGATCTTAACATGAGCATCTGGAATGCAGGATTCTTCCAGAACGGTATCCGCAACCCTATTGCCCTGATGCTTAAACAGACCTTCAACGACCGACAACGCAAAGATTACATGGAGAGGCTGAAGGCCAACTTCGGAGGGTTCGTCAAGGGGCAGCTACCGCTACTGGTTGAAGGTGGTGTCGGGGTTCAGGTCCTCCAGAACACTATGAAAGATCTCGACTTCATTCAAGGCAAGGATGCCACCCGTGAAGAGATCACATCTATCTTTGGTACCCCACCAGCCCTTGTGGGTATTTACAGGTACGCGGCTACATACTCAGTTAAAGAACAAATCAAGATGTTCTACCGCAACACGCTTCGCCCGAAGATGCTGTATTACCGTGATGTGTTTCAGCAAACAGTATTGGACATTTATTTCCCTGGAGTAATCTGCGACTGGGAGTGGGATTCCATCGAAGAGTTCCGCAAAGATCCTGCCGAGGAAGCTGCGGTTCAATCCTCCTTAGCGACTACTGCTAAAACGTATTTTGACATGGGGCTTACTTTGGCCCATATTTCTCTAATTCTCAAGAGACCCGAACTCGACCCTGCTGCCATCGGGGAGCTGGACCCCAAGCCTGTAGAAATTCCCGAGCCCGAGGTCCCCAAGTCTATCACCCCGCCGCGACACTCACACTCCAGGACTCACGAGGTTATCTATACTGGTAAAGCCTTCTTGAAGGATTACGCAAAATCAGCGGCGGATCTTCCTGTCAGACTTGCCGTACAGAAGCTATCGCAGTTCTCGTCTGCATTCTTCGGACAAATGCAGGCCGGTATATCCAAGTCAAAGTCGAAGTTCAATAAAGACTTCTGGGTTAAACAGTGGGAGGCCGCACCATCAGCCATCGGCAAAGCCTTTGAAGACGGGGTTAGCTCCGCTTATGATGATTTTGGATTAGATAAGCCTGACCAGATGGAGGACTCCCTTCTTGAGCACTCCAAGGCCTGCACAGCTCTTGTGCATGAATATGGCATAACTGCTATTGACGGTGTAATTAAGCTCCTAGCTAAGAGTAAGCCGCAAGAAGCACCAGAGGAGGCCGCACTCATGATTAAGCAAATCATGGAAAAGCTCCCCGCAGAAAAGCTAGCACACCGTGCGTATAACCGAGGACGCTATGAAGCATTTGCTCTACTCGGGGTGGATGAACTTAAATGGTGCTGTGGTCGTAATGATGGGCACGAGCACCTTCACGGCATAACTGCCAAACTTGGAGAAAAGTTCAAGGTAGTAGATATGTGTTATCCGAAGTCTACTAAGGAAAACTCCTGCGGCTGCACAGTGTACCCCGTGTCGCGCAAGAAACCCAAGGAGTTAGTGAAAATCAGGGCTTGACATGGTTTTCATCATCAAAGGAAAGTTGCTTTGCAACAAGTTGCAAAGCGCTGTTGCATAGGAGGATTACAATGAAACCTAGAGATATTGAATTTAAGGGGATGGTCGAAGGTCGGACCCACTCAGACGGTCGCCAAGTCTTTCGAGCGATTGCCTCGACCACCACTCTGGATCGCGGTGGGGATGTCATGCTGTCCCGTGGCGTGCGCCTGGACAACTTTCTGAAGAACCCGGTAATGCTGGAATCCCACGGTTATGAAAAGAGTTCTGTCGGACAGGTTATTGATATTCAGGTAACTGACTCTGCTGTGACTTTTGATTTTGTCTTCTCCAAGGATACCCGTGGTCAGGATCTGGAACAGAAATACCGTGACGGGGACCAGCGGGCCTTCTCCATCGGGGCACGCGGTATCAAGGTTCTCCGTCTCTACTACCCCTGGGAAGATGCCCCTGAGATTAACTCGGTTAAGGTCGAGCTTCCCGATGGGTCGTCCACCGAAGTAGACTTCACAACGCTTGGGGCAGTTCCTAACCGTATCTTTAACGAGTGGGAACTTCTAGAGATTAGCCCCGTCGCTGTTCCGATGAACCCTGAAGCTCTTATGCTGAGCGCGGCTGCGGATCTCATCAAGCAAGTCTCCGACCGGGACCCGGTAATGAAGTCCTTCGTTCAAGAGGATATGGCCAAAGTATACGGGCCGATTATTAAAGCAATGGAAGAGTTTGAAGCCCGGTTTGGCAGCGCCGACACCTACCAGATTTCTGGGCAGGTTGAACCCCACACTACTAAGACTGAAGACGCTCCTTGGAGCCGTACCGATGCTAAGACGGCCCTGGCCGTTTGGGCTTCAACCAAAGGTACTGGTAAAAAGGAAGATATGTCTTGGGCCAAGTACAGCAAAGGCTTCGCTAAGTTCAAAGGCGATGAGGCCAAGAGCATCACAGCGTATGACCTACTGCATCACACCGTAAAGGATGGGGAGCTTATCGCTATCTGGAAGGGTGTTACCGCAGCCATGGCTACGCTTTTGAAAACCTGCGGTAGCAAGGATCTAGGGGTTGACGATCAGGCCGCTTACAAACATCTTGTCGGGCATTACGTGGACTTTGGTAAGACCGCCCCGGTGATTAAGGATTACACCGAGGCTGAACTGAAGGACATCGAGGACGAGTGTTTGGTTTGTGCTGAGAAGAGCACGGACGAGGCTACCCCGGCAACACCAGAAGCTGGCACCGAAGGTAAGTCAACCCCAGACCCGGACGCTATGACTGCACAGCTTATCGGGCTTGCTGGGGCAATTAAGGCCCTACACGAGACGGTGGAAGAGAATTTCACGGCTTCTCTCATTAAGCTCTCCATCATTGGGGACGCCATCGAATCCAAGGGTACACCTAAAGAAAAGACTGAGACTCCGTCCGACGAAAAGAGTGTCAGCGAAGAGTTCACTATCAGCCGCGAAACGCTGGATTCACTAGAGCGGCTAGCGGTTTAACTAGAAGTAACTGGAGGAATTACAAATGGAAATCAAGGATCTCGTAGCTAAGTTTGAAAAAGCAGTTGGTACCATCGAGGCTCAGGCTGTTGAGAATGAGACGCTTAAGTCTGATGTTGCAGTTCTGACCGGGAAGATCGACACTCTCACCTCTATCACCGCCGTTTCGCGTGGCATTGTTGAGAACGTCCGTGGTAACAAGGTTCGCTGGGAGAGTGCGGATACCGCGAAGAACTTCATGAAGTTCGTGAAGGCCCTGGCTGAGAAGGACATGGTCACCGTTAAGGCCATGAATGAGAACAATGCCGGTACGGGCTCTGAGGCCGACGGTGGACAGCTTGTTCCTGTCGAGTTCAAGCCCACGCTTCTCCAGATCATGGCGGACGCGGGCGTTATCCGCAGCGCGGCCACCGTTCTTCCGATGGTTCGTGACGAGATCATGTGGCCGGTGTACAACCGTGAGTGGAAAGATGCTAACGGCGCGGTCACCACTCCTGCTTACTGGGTAGACGAGAATACCGCTGGGACGCAGACTTGGCCCCAGTTCACCAACGTCACGCTTATCGCCAAGAAGCTGATGGCTATCGTGCCCGCGTCCAACGAGCTTCTTCAGGATTCCACGATCCCCATTGCGTCCCTGATCGCGCAGATGGTCGGTGAATTCTACGCTGAGGAAGAGGACCGGGTCGGCTTCGTCGGCAAGATTGCTTCCGGCGATAAGTTCGACGGTGTTCTGACGGCGGCTGGTAAGACTGTAACCGGCGCGGACAGCGACCTTGCTTCTGCGGCTAGCGCGGTGACCCTTGCCAAGAACCTTCTCGACATGCCTGCCCAGCTTGCTAAGAGTTCCACTAACGGTGCGAAGTATTACATGCACCGCTCGGTGTTCGACATCATCCGGTCCCTGGCTACTGCCACCGAGAAGATCCCCCTGTACAACCCCATTGCCGAGGGCGGACCCCGCACCATCTACGGGTATCCGGTTGAGCTTGTTGAGGCTATGCCCGCCTACACCGGGGACGCGGCTTCTACTCGCTTCATTCTCTTCGGCAACATGAAGAATTACTACATGGGCGACAAGATGCAGATGAACGTGGCTGCTTCTGATATCGCCGGGTACCTTTCTTTCCAGACGCTCTTCCGCTTCGTTGAGCGCATCGGCTTCAAGCTGCCGCTTGCGAACAACTTCTGTGCGATGAAGACTAGCGCGTAATTGTAGTGAAAGCAGGGGCGGCGAAAGCTGCCCCTGCTGCTTTACCTCACACCCAATGCGGAGGCGGGATTAGATGGATAAGGTGATCACCAAAGTATCAAGAGCAAGCAACGTAGATCGTACTAGAAATATGTTTTGGGGACGTGGAACGATTATTACCGCACCTGAAGCTTTCTTTGAATTCTACGGAGGTTCAGACGAATTCGACAATCCTCAGATGCCATCAGCGTTTGGTGCTGCTGACAAGCTGGATTTAACGAATTGGAAGGACCCCCGAGTTACTGAGACACTTCTCAAGAAAGCAGTACCTGACGCCCCGCCTAAAGGGGTACCCTCTAATACAAATGGTACGGACGAGGACCCTGAGGAAACCGACGAGATAGAAGCTGGGGGGAAAGCCGATGCCCCTATAGTTAAGCGTCGTGGACGGCCCCCTGGTCTTAAGAAGATGAAGTAAGGAGTAACATATGAGAACTAACTGCAAACGTATGGTCCATTTCTTGTCTGTATTTTTAGCCTGTGCCTCACTTTGCTTTATGCCCCTTGTAGCTGGGGCGGCAACTACGAGCGTCACACTGGCCTGGGATCAAAATCAGGAATTAGACCTTGCAGGGTACAAGCTCTATAGGGCAACGGCTGCTGCTGGCCCTTTTGCTGTAATTCAAACAACTGGCAAGGTAACTACTACCACGGTCCCCGGGCTCGCTGATGGGGCGTATTGGTTTAAACTGACCGCATTTGATGCGGCGGGAAATGAGAGCGGGTTCAGTAACACCGTCACGTTTTCATCTGATACGCTACCGCCTAC